GTTTTCACCATAAGGTAATTTTCGGCCGGTTTACCTTGGTAATCAACCAAGATAATCGGACACTTTTAAGTGTAAGGAGAAACTCCATTCGTGGACTACTTCTCTCGGGACGATGATCGCCCAAGAAAAGGATCGTCAAGTCTATGGTAACACATAGCAAACGTAATTAATTAATACTAAAAATGAAGAAACAACAAAAACTATTACTAAAAAGATTAGTAACAGCTATGTTTGGATCTTACAATTCTTATATTATTAATTATATTAAACTAATTGATTCATTATGAACAAAAAATGGGTTTACATTTATGATCAAGTATATGAAGACATGTCGTCTTCATATTACAAGATATATAAGTGGAAATCCATTAATGTTAAATAATGAAAGAGTTAGTTTGAACAGAGAAGGATTACCAACCAAGTTGTTGTTTCTAAAACCCTTATTAAAAGGTTCTAGAACTGACAAAAGGGTTGTTATGACTTTATTATTAATGACTAGAGGGTTAAAACCCACAAAGTCAGAAGATAATAAAATCACTTTTAATACAAAATCTATAACAGATTCATTTACTGGTACATCTGTTGGAATAATTCCAACATGATTTATCAATAGATGAGTTCTATTAAATGATTTTAGATTAAGTAAACCTATATATTCACTTGATAATCATTACTTGAGTACAAAAGGAGGACCATCTGGAAAGTCAACTTGGGCTTCCCAGTGATCACATCTCTTTTATAAACAAGAATTGATTATTTCGATAATGACCATTATGAAAGAAGGCTTTAAAGACCTTTTCCATACTCCTTTTATAAAGAATATGGAACTATCTTATGGAAAAGATAGATGACCTAATGGAAAATTATCAATTGTTAAGGACCCTGAATGTAAGCGTAGAGTAATTGCTATGGTTGATTATCATAGTCAATTAGCTCTACGACCTATCCATGATGATTTACTTAAATTATTAAATAAATTACCATGTGATAGAACTTATACACAAGATCCTAAACACAAGTGGAATACATCTAAAGATAATTTCTATTCTTTAGATCTGTCCTCTGCTACTGATAGATTTCCAATCAAACTTCAACAAAGGCTTATATCTGAAATTTATCAGGATAAATCTTTTGCTGAAAGTTGATCTCATTTACTTATCTCAAGAGATTATAGACATCCAGATGGAATAACTAATTTGAAATATCAAGTTGGTCAACCAATGGGTGCATATAGTTCTTGAGCTGCCTTCACTCTTACTCATCATTTATTAATTGCATGATGTGCTTATAAAGCATATCATACTTTTAATTTTAACCAATATATAATATTAGGTGACGATATTGTTATTAAAGACAATAAAGTCGCTTCTATTTATAGAGGATTGATGGCAAGAATGGGTGTAGAAATTTCCAAACAAAAGACACATGTATCAAAAGATACATATGAATTTGCTAAGAGATGAATAAGTAAAGGAGTGGAAATATCAGGTTTACCATTAAGAGGTATCTTTACACATTACAATAATTTAAGAATATTATATTCTGAAATATTGAATTATGTTATGAAAGTACCACTTGATAGTTCACAAACTTCATTTGACATTTTCTTAAAAGTGTTAAATAAATTTCCATTATATAATAAAAAGAATAAAATTATCAGATATTATTCTCTAAATTATCTAATGAAATTTAGAAGTTTTGCAGAAAGTGTTCGATATTCCATGGGACTTATGACTCCTTTTGAGTTGAGATCCATTATCGCAAGATATGAATCAAAACAAGAATTGAGTGATAGTTCTGATGGAAATTTTGAACAAATCCCTAGTGAAGACCAAATCCTTCAATACATGAAGGGGATCCTTACTAACGGGTTGGCAGGTTCCATTAAGGACATTCTCAACGGGTTAAATAACCAAATTGATAAATTTGATTTATTACCTGAAGAGCAGAGAAAACATTTAGTTTACTCTGGAGTTCTTTATGGAATGAGAAATAGAATCTCAACATTAATCAATGTTTCAGAAAAATGAATTGATGGCGAAGTAACAATTTACGACGTTATCAATAATTTTTCTGTAACATCACCGGATAAACTATCTCGATCATATCGGGATATTAATTCGAGATTAATGTTTTTGGATACATTATGAGTTAAAGGGTTGAAGAAACACTTTAGTTCACAACGTTTTCCAAACTCATATTATATTCCTGGAAACGAAAAGTATCCAAGAAAACTTATGGGGAGTCTAGATGCTCTGGATATAGTTAATGGTAGATTTAAAGTTAAATCTATTTGAAATCAGGAACTTCAGCGATTTGCTAAAAGATCCTTAAGTTCAATAGATTTCTTTATATCTAAGAATAAATAGATCCAGCCATTCTGGTATTAATTCCTGACCTAGGTCAGGCCGAAAATTACCTTATAGTGAAA